AGCTCTAAATTTAATCTCTCTCATCTTCTCCCTCCCAAGTTGCTATATCTCTTATATCTTCGCCTTGATTATAGCAAATACAGCACATTACACTACTCTTAATATCATTAATATTAAATGTATTTTTTTTATTATCGAAATCTCTATTAATGATTTTTCTTTCTATATCAAATTTTCTACCTCCACAAATTTTACATCTCCACATTTTCATCCTCCCAAGTTGCTATTTTTTCAATTTTTTTACCTTTGTTTTTGCACTCTATACATTCGACATAATTTTCTTTAAGTATTTCTAAAGTAACAGGGTATGTTTCTACAACTTCAACACTATCGAACTCAGCTTCTATTTTTCCACTAAAAAATAAATTAAAATGAGTGCTATTACATTTTTTACACTTCCACATACTATTCTCCTATTTTGCTATTTTTTTATAATTGAAGAAGCCAGTACTTTGTGACAATCTTTACATACTAAATAAACTCTATCTCCATTCAAAAAATTAAAAGTTAATTTTTCTCTTATCCACTTAGTATTTTTGTGACTACAATTTATTTGTTTTATTTTCATTTTATTTCCCTCAATCCGTTTTCAATCAATTCTTTATCATCAGCATGCACCAGCTTCCTCCAGTCTCACAACACTATCATCAATTTCTCTAAGCCACATAGTTTTAAAATCCTCAAATGCATTAAATACATCTGTTATCATAGATTTTAAAACTACTCCTATCATGTTTCTTTTATGTGAATTGATAGTTCCAAATATCATAATTACAAGAAACATTGTTCTAAGAAGTTCTAAATTATCTCCTGTTTCTTTATGCTCAAATTCAGCAAATGCTTCATCTAAAATTTTGATAACATTTTTTTCAACATGATAATTAATCTTATTTTTGAATTTCTCTACAATCTTATCTGACGCTTTTATAGTCCTAGTTAATATAGCTTTGTAATATCTATTTAGAACCATACCATCTTTATCCCAAAGTTCTCTGTTAATTTTTAGATATTTGTTTATAAGATAAATTAATGTAATTCCTTGCATATCTCCATCTTTGTGTACTACTCTTATTTTTCTTATGTGTATCACTTCTTATTTGCTTCTTTAACTTTATTAATTCTAACTTTCAAACTCTCAACAAGTGCATCTTGTACATCTCCTTTATTTTGTAAAGCTTCCATTACGTCTTCATCTCTAGTCTCTTTACAAACCAAATGATGTATTATTACTTTCTCTGTTTGCCCTTGCCTGTGCAGTCTTTTGTTAGCCTGTTGATATAATTCCAAACTCCAGTTAAGTCCAAACCATATCACATGATTACCTCCAGCTTGTAAGTTAAGTCCATAAGCCGCACTTGCTGGGTGGGCTAGTAGTATATCAATTTCTCCCTTGTTCCAATCTAGTTGGTCTTGTGGAGTTTTCAAAAGTCTTATTCTTAACTTTGAGTCTTTCAAAGCTTCAACTATTCTGTCCTTGTCGTGTTGGAAATTATAGAATACTAATGCAGGTTTCCCATTTAATTGCTCTATCAGCTCTAAAAATCTTTCAATTTTGCAATCGTGAACTTCAAAGACTTTCCTGTTCTCATCATAAATTGCACCATTTGCTAATTGTAATAACTTGTTAGACAATGCAGCTGCATTTGCAACTGTAATTTCAGTATCTTCAAGTTCAAGTATTGCTTTTTTCTCAAGCTCATCATATGCTTTTTTAGCTTTAGTATCCAGGACAACTGGTACTTGTTCATAGATTATGTCAGGGAGTTCTAGATAATCTTCTGCTTTCATAGATATACAGATGTCAGATATCTTTTCATGTATGGCTTCATTGGATCCTTCTTTGGCATCATAATTAAAAATTACAGTTCTGTTCCTTTGTCCTGGTTCAAAATATCTTTCTCTAAATTTCCCGATAGTCTTTTCTAATCTCTCTCCCTGGTCCAATAGATATAGTTGAGCCCATAAGTCAATCAACCCATTAGGTGCAGGTGTCCCCGTAAGTCCAACTATTCTAGTTATCTTATTCCTAATAACTTTCAAACTTTTGAATCTTTTTGATTGATGGTTTTTAAAGCTAGACCACTCATCAAGTACCACCATATCGAATGGCCATGCATTTTTATAGTAATCAACTAACCAGGTAACATTCTCTCTATTTATCACGTAAATATCTGCTGTTTTTGCAAGCGCCTTTATACGCTTCTGTAGTCCCCCTAAAACAAGAGATGTTTTTAGTAGGGATAAATGATCCCACTTTGCTATCTCATCTGTCCAGGTAGCTTCTGCGACTTTTTTTGGGGCTATTATTAATACCTTTCCAACTTCAAATCTATTAAATTTTAAATCTGCTATTGCAGATAGAGTTATAATAGTTTTCCCTAGACCCATATCCAGCATAAGACCTAACTTGTCATCAGATATCATTCTATCAATGCAGTATTTTTGGTATTCATGGGGTATAAACTTCATCATGCATCACCTCCTCAATAAACTTATCTACTTCTTTGAAAGATGCTATAACTCTCGCATCACAATTTAAGTTTTTAAGTTTATTTATAAAATTTCTTTGTAGGGGAGATAAATCTTCTCTTTTTCCTTCTGCTTTCAGTTCCACAAAATAGACATCTCCCCCAGGAACTATAACTATCCTATCTGGGACTCCTGCATTTCCTGGAGAAGTCCATTTCATACACAAGCCATTTTTATTTTTTACACTTTTAACTAAATATGCTTCAATTTCACTTTCACTTTTTTTCATAAATTTTCTCCAATCTGATACACAACAAACTTTCTTTTTTTTCTTATATATATGTAAAAATATAGGATTTATAGATTTTATAGACTATATACACCCTTTAATTCTTTATTTTTATATATTTATATATAAAAGAATGTTGATATGTTGAATATATACATTAATTATTGTAATATCAATGCTTTTTCGGTCAACATTCTAGGTAACATTCTCGTCAACAAAAAAAAAGAATGTTGATTTTGTCTTTTTGAGAATGTTGACCTTTTAATAATGTTGACCCTAGAATGTCGACATTTTTTTAATAGAAATTTCTTCTCTTGTATCCTCTTTGAACTCCATATTTTCCAAACTTAGATGATGTTTTCATTTTTTCCCATTGAAATAGGGTTGATAATATTTTATTAATCTCAATGCTGTCACTTTTTTTCATAAATCTAATGCTATTCTTCAGAGCTTCTTCCCATATCTCAGCTGCACAAACCTTATCTCTTAACATTAAATCGCTCTCATCATATTGCAGAATTGTAGAATCATAATCATCTAAAAAAGTTCTTCTTGCAAAAGCGTCCATAGAGTTCCAATTATTAGGTACTTTCTTATCTAAATAATCTAAGATAATACCTTTAAAGACATTATCTTCAGAATGTGCTTCTTGCTCTTTTACAGCTAATTCTAAAGCTTCTTTTGATAGAACTAAATTATAAGATTTATCTTTTGCAAGTTCACAAGCCTCAGCCCATATCTGATCTAACTCATCTTTCAAATCATCAAAGATAGATTTTTTAGGTTTTAATATAAAACAATCTATTGGCCAAAATCTTCTATTCCCTGTTTCATCTCTTAAAAAGTTAGTATCATTTGCAGTTCCAAAGAATGCACATCTTCTTGGATATTTTTGGGCTCTACGCCCATACGATGCTCTAAAGACATCATCTGTTCTACTTAAAAAGTTTTTAACTAAGTTCATTTCAGATTTTCTTAAAGAACTAAGTTCTCCCATTTCCAGAATCCAACTTCCCTGGATTAACTCACAAGCATCTTTACCTTCCACATTAACCAAACTATCGTTATACCAATCCATTCCTAGTATTTTTAGAAATGTACTCTTACCTACACCTTGTGGTCCGATTAGAATAGGCATATTATCCCATTTAATACCGCCATAAATAGCTCTTTTAGCTGCGGCAACTAATGATTTTTCTGAGACTTCTCTAGTATATACATTATCTTCACAGCCTAGATAATCTATAAATAAAGTTTCTAGTCTTTTTTCTCCATCCCATAAAGTTGATTGAATTCTAGTAGCAACCTTATTTTCGGCATTTTCTTCTGCAATCAGATTAACACCATCTATAATTTTATTTGTAGATGTGATACCATAAGTACTCTCTAAATACCACCTAAGACCTGCATCATCTGTATCTGTCCACAATCTGTCATCAGCTTCAAATTTTCTATCCCAAGGCACATCTTTTCTTACAAGTATTCTTGAAGAGAAAATATCCTTGAAAATTTTAAATTTTAGTTCTCTATCATTTCTTAAAATCAGCATTATATTAGCAAGAGAATTAAGTACTTTAGAACTATCTTTAGCATTATATACAAGTTCTGCTGTCCAACTATCATCTTCTTCAACTAATACACCATCAACAGCATCTACATCAGGATTATTAGAGACAGAGAATTCAGATATTGCTTTTTGCCTTCTCTCTTTAAGTAGATCTGAATTAATTGGAGTCTTAGCGAATACCCATTCTTTCATAGCCAGCCAAGAGGGTAGTTTGGCCACAGGAGTTTTAATATCTGCTTGGATATCCAAATGTCCGAATTTATGCAATCTTACTAAGTCAAAAGCATTTACTAATTTTTGACTACAAGGGTCGGTAGCATGATGTGAGTATAAGAAAAGTCCATCTTGATATACAATAGCTCCAGCAGTAGTACTTCCGCCCACAAAGGTTAATCTATCAGATATATCACAGGGTTCATATACTCCAGGTAAAAACTCATCTATTGCTTGGTAGATATTGAACCTTCTACAGAATGCCCCTACCATACCTTCTTTTTCTAAAGGGTTTTCTTGTTGCTTCAGCAAAGTTAAATGATGTTTTTGAGCATCAGGAACTTCTGGCCAAGTTGTTACATCTCTCCAATCAGCATACATATTAAGGACTGCCTTACCATCAAGCATAGGTTTGTCAGCATAGGTAAAAACATAATCACTGTCAGTAGAATGGCTTGGCCAATACATTAACCTGACAGCTTGAAAGGTAGTAGGGTCACAATATCGTAATCCTATAGACTCTGCTACCTTCCTTGCTATCGGTTCATACTCATCGGCAGATACATCTTCAGCTAAGGGTAAAATAACTCTTATTCTTGGTTTTGTAGTTTGGTGCTTACGAGTGCTGTACACAGCATAAGCACAGCCTAAACTATTAAGAGTTTTTATAATCTTAGTGTCATCTTCATAAGCTAAGTTATCTAAGTCAAGAGTAATTAAACTCCTGCTTTCGACAGCTTCACTTCTTCTAAGATTACCTTTTAATTTTCCACCAACAAAGCCACCAACGTCCTTAATGTCATCTTGCTTAGCTTTAGAATAAGATAAGAACTCATCTAGTGTTTCAGCTGTTACTTTTGGTTTTCCTAATCTTTCAACAAATTCAGACCAGGTAATTTCTCTTGTTACCCATTGCTTAGAAAGTCTGTTATTTGCTTCTGATATTATTAATTTTCTCGAGTTCTCCATCTGATATCTCCTTTTATTCTTTTAGTAATGTATCTATTAAATCTAAAGCTTTCCCGTAGTTAGCTGAGTATAGTTGATTAAAAACTTCATTTAAAATTAAAGCCTTTTTAGTTTTCATATCTACTGATATTCCGCTTATAATATTAAGCCAATCAGTACCACAGCCTTCAGCAATTTTTTCTTTTGAATTAAAAGCCAACTCTTGAGGAATTACTTTTTGCATATCAACTAACCAACTTAAATATTTCTTGGCTTTTTCATAATCTTCATTACCATTTTTCTTTTCTGCTCTGATTAAGTATTTAGATACATTTCCTTCTAAAAAGAACATGAATCCTACATCCCCTAATCTTTGCCTGATAATGTCAATGCTTTCAAAATTACAACCTGGAATCATGTAATGCTTTGGCGAGTGAACATTATCATTCATTGGTACTTCTTTCTCAGGCTTTTCTACATTATTTTCTGGGCCTGTTTCTTCTCCAATAACAATCAATATTTTCTTTTCAAGAGTTGGACTTTCTATGTTGAGTCTCCCATTTTCTACATAAGACAAAAAGCCTTGAGTAACTCCTATTTTTTCTGCAAATTCTTTTTGAGATAAGTTATTTTCATCTCTAAATTTTTTTATTTTTCTTCCTATATGCATAATTTCCTCCTAATCTTTCATGTAATAGCTACCAGTAAATCCGGCCGCATTTAATATAAGCCCCTTGGCCCAACTAATTTCTTCTGTCATAGTTTTTATAACTTCTTCTAACTCTACAGACTTTGGAACATCTAATATTATCTCATCGTGTACATGGAACACTATTGGCCAACCTTTATCTTTTACTCTTAGCAAAGTTTCTGCTAAGCAGTCTCTTGCGATAGCTTGTACGGTGTTTTCCGTTAATTTACCCCCATAAGTTGGGATAACTTCCCACTTCTTAGATGTTTGATTAATACCCATGTAATGCATCTGCATTTGCCCGAATTGATTTTCTTTTAAGAATGGCTTTGGGTAGAAAAGTTTTCTCCCACTTGGTAATTCAATTGTGAAAAAGTCTTGACCATAAATAAAATCATACTCTTTAGCTAACTTTACACACTTAACCATTTGAGGTTCTCCCGTTTCTAAAACTTCCACAGCAGCATTCTCTAAGGCATACCACAACTCCACAATTCTTTTTGATGATTTTCTCCATCTGTCTACAATGTCTTTCATTTCTTCATCTGTCAGTCCCATATCTGCTGCACCCATAGCAGTTAAGGCTCCAACACTACCTTGATATCCCAGAGCAAGTTCTGCAACTTTACCTTTGGCTCTAAGATGATAATTTTCTTCACCTTTTGCGATGGTATTTATTGGCACACCAAACATTTGAGATGCAGAGGCCTCATAGATTTTTCCATGTGTCTTAAATACTTCCATTCTCCACTCTTCTCCAGCAAGCCATGCTATAACTCTTGCCTCAATTGCCGAGAAGTCTGACACAACAAAGTGATTTCCTTCAGAAGGGATAAATGCTGTCCTGATAAGCTGTGATAAGGTATCAGGTATATTTCCATAAAGCATTTCTAATAGTTCACCATCACCTTTTTTAATAACATCTCTAGCTACATCTAAAGTTTCTATATAGTTACGAGGTAGGTTCTGTACTTGAACTAATCTTCCTGCATATCTACCGGTTCTGTTAGCTCCATAAAATTGTAAGAGACCTCTAACTCTTTCATCTTTACACATAGCTTCGTCCATAGCTTTATATTTCTTAACAGATGTTTTAGAAAGCTCTTGCCTTATCTCCAAAACTCTTTTTGCTTTTCCATCATCTAGAGTATCTATCATTTTTCCTACTGTAGCTTTTTGTAAGTTCTCAACTTCTTCTCCTGCTTCTTCTAACCAATTTAGTAATTGACTTGTAGAATTGGGATTGTCTAACTTTGTTATCTCTCTTGCTTCTTCTAGTAAATTAGCTCTTGATAATGCATCTATATATAAAGCTCCATTGACTAACTCACTATCAACTCTTACTCCGTATGCATTCATAAATGTATCCAATACCCAAAGTCTCCACTCTCTTTCAGGGACAGGAAAAGCACTTAATCTTCTACCTATCTCCATTTCAGTAACTACATCCTGTATACAATATTCTTTAAATAAATCCCATTTTTCTGGAGCATGATGTGGCAGGTTTCTAGTTCTATTCCCATTACTTTTAGTAGGATTACAAGGTATGCAGAAGTATCTTATTAAAGCACTACCAGTAGTTAATTTTTTCTTATCTTGTGGTAAACCCATAGCATTACCTATTGCAGCAAGACCTGCAGTATATCCACAATAAAGACCATGTACCATAGTACAATGCCATTGTTCCAAAGGAGTTTCTATTCCAGCCATATTCAAACACCACCATTCAAAGACCGCATTGTAAGCATACTTAGTACAAGACTCATCTTTTAAAAGGGCTAATACTTCTTCAGGAATAGATCCACCTTGAGCAAGGTCTATTATTTTTACATCTTGGCCATCAATAGAATAAGCGAATAGAAGTATCTGAAAATCATCACTCATTGCATACTTATAAGCACCTGACTTACCAATGTCTACAGAGCTAAATGTTTCTATATCTATATTTAAAGTTCTCATAATCGCTCCTTTTTTTGAAATTGAAAGGCAGTGTTAAAACTGCCTTCCTTATAAGATTTTTTATAGAATTGGTTCTCCTGTAACTGGATCTATTTCTACCTCATCAAATTCATTTTCTGCTTTAATTCCTACAGCTGATAGAGGTTCTCCATCCATTAACTTTTGTACATTACCAAGTCCGCAACCTATTCCTTTCTTACCACTTACTGCATAAGGGAAAAAGTTCACTGATACTCTCGCATAAATTCCTGAGTATATTTCAGATTGATTAAGAATTGGCTGAGCTCTTACATCAACTATTCCAGGTTGGTAGTCAATCTTTGCGCTTGCTGTAAACACCCAGTGCCCTTTGCATTCGGGTCCAAACTCTTGCCCGTCTGATGGTCTTACTCCATCTCCATCATATATTGGGATAGTTGGTTTTGGAGGTTTAACTCCATTCCACACACTGCTAATTCCTTTTTCAATTGCTGCATTTATTGCTGCATCAAGTTTCATCTTAGTTTGTACATCAGTTTTTGGAACTAGAATTGTACAACTGTACTTTTCTTCTTGCCCTTTTTCTGCTGCATAAGGTTTAAATAA